TGACGCCCGATGACATGGTGCGGATCACGTTGATGTCGTTGTTGGCGGTGCCGGGACGAAGTTCCGACTTCAACAGGCGACCAGCTACCGGCTCAAGTGCCGGGGGAACCACGAGCTTGCGAGCGTTGGCGTTGATGCGCAAGCCGGCCTCATCGACGAACGTCGAGTTGATGTTGATGCACGCCTGCAGCAGCGACGACTCGTTGAGATCGAGTTGGGTCGAGAACGTGTTCGCCCACGTACCCATGTCGTAGGGGTGAGCCGTCGAGAACAGCGCCACGCCGTCACCGCCGACAGACGAATTGTATGTCGTGCCGTTGTTGAGCACGTCGGCGCCCTGGATCTCCTTGAACTGACTGAAGCTGTCGACCAGCTTCAAGTTCATCAGGTTGAAATCCTTGGTGTACTGGTTGTCTTCCACCGACTTCAGGGTGATGGCGTAGCCAAGTGCCACTTCCTGTGCCTCGGCATTCCAGACGTAACGCTGGCCGGCGTTGTTGTCGAATGCAGTGGCCCCACCTTCGACCTTGAGCTGGGCAAGACCGAGGATGCGGTTCTGCACGGCGCTTTCGATGGCCAGCGTACTTTTCTGGGTCTTGAAGATCTGCGACCATTCCTTGGGGTAGCGGTCGTAGGCGCCGGCCACCTTGTAGAGGCCCGGCAGAAGCAGGTTCTTGATCTGTGCGATATTGACAGCCATTGGAGTATCCTTTCGGCACTAGGCCGGTTGATGGCTTAGATGCCGGTGGAGCCAGTGTTGTTTGCCGAGACGATCACCCAGTTGTAGGCGCCGGTCGACGAACCGCCGTAGGGGTTGGTCGAAGACGGCTGGATCATGCCGGCACCACCCTGACCGAGCGAACCACCTGCCAGCCCCATGATGCGGAACGGCAGCGTCGCCGTGGTGTTGAGAGTGGAGGCGTTGAGGTATGCGCCGGACTGGCCGCTCAGCGTGCTGCCAGTGCCGAGTGCCACATCGACGTTCTGGCCGATATCAGTGAATGCGATGCCGGTCGCGTCGGACTGAACGACGAACGTGCCGTTGGTCGACTGGTTGCACGGGATGATGGTCGCGGTAATCGTGTCCTGCGCGGTCGATGCCACGTCGGCACCGGGCCAGAACTGGCTGAATACCTTCTTGCCCTGAGCGGACGACAGATATTCGCAGCCCCAGAAGATGCCCCAAAGCTGGGACACGGCAGTCGAGGCGGTCCACTGAGCGATGAACCCGGTGTTCAGCAGCTTGACGGGGTCGCCACGATAGATCTTGGTCGTGTCGTTGTAGGCGATGACGGCGTTGCGCATTTCGTAATTCGAGGCTGCGCCGGTCGCGGAGGTCAGCGGCTTGAGGCCGAAGGGAGCATTGACGTTTGCCATGTGGCAGGGTGCCTTTTACCGAATGGCGATGATCCCAAGACCGATCGACCGCAACAACGCCTCAATTGCCTGCGATATAACTGCAGGCAATCGATTGATTGGTGCCGTGGATAGAGGTCATTGGGTCAGCGCCGTTTCAAGACGAAAGCGCGTTCCAGCCGTTGCGGCATGAGAACTGCGCGGCGATCGACCCCCTTCTTTGGCCCGTAGACCATTACTCAGCCGCTTTGCGGCGAGGGGAAACATGGCTCGACGGGGTTTCTCTGGAATTGCGCTTGATCCAGCCACCCGCAAGCAATTCGAACTGCGCTTGTCGTTCATTTATGGTTCGGTGATTCGCCGGTGATAATCAACCGGCAAACCGAAACTTATTCGATGATCTGTCGGTCATAGACCGGCCGTGGGATATTTTCGCCACTCTCGATCGACTTGCGGACGTAGTTGTTGGCGGCGACGCGACGATCGTTGACGTCGACACCATGAGCGCCGGACGTGTCGAGCTTGCCGTGCTTCTTCAGTGCTCGGCCAACCGCATCGTCGGCACGGCGCTTGTCTTCGGCGCGGGCTTCCTGAGTGAGCACCATCGGCCGCTCCATCAGCATCATGCCTTTCTTGCGGATCGCGCCCTTGTAGTCGATCGGCATGAACACACCGGGGTAGGATTCTGCCATCACTGGCTCCCACCCGACCTGAGCGAGTTCGGCCTGATAGGCGGCATTCGGTTCGCCGAGCACCGTTTCGTTTTTCCATTCCCAAGACCATCCCGGCGGAATGACGCCGGCTGGAATGTGGAACTGATCGATGCCAGACTGTGCGGATGCACGAGACACCACACGACCAGAGCGGGACAGCACCTCAAGTCGACCTGAGCTGTTGTGCCCGATCACTGATCCAGGCGCCGCTGCGACCTCACGAGATGGCTCGCGGGCAACTGCAGGCGAAGCTGTTTCGGCGGCCGGGCGAGCGGCCTTGCGGGCGGGGTTGGTCGTCATGCGTTAATCCTTTTTGAATGATGGAAGAAAGGCAGGGAGAACCGTTCTACATGCGATTCTCGAACCGGCCTTCTTTTTGTGCCCGAACCAGATCCAGCGCATACGCCTGTCGTGCTTCCTGCGGCGACTTCGCATCGGGATAGAGATGCGGCGCAATAGCCGCCTGTTCCGCCGTCAATTTCACCTTCATCGAACCGCTGCTGCTTGGCTTTCCCGGCGCAGACCCGCGCGACACCGGAGCAGATGGAACCGATGACGTGGCCTTGGCCGGCTGTTCGACTTCTACGTCATCGTCTGCCACGTCGGGCTCCTCTTTGGCTGGTTCGATTTTCGGCTTGGGCTTTGGCAGGAACTTGTCGTTGAGGGCTGTTATGAAAGCCGGATCGTTGAGCGGTTGTTCGGTGTCGGCGACATAGAACTGCGAGAACGCGATCACCTTGGCGTTGAGCTTCGGATCGGTCACGAACTGCTTGTTGGTCGACAGCCAGTCCGCCACTTGACCACCGACATTCTTGCGGATGCCGTCGATCCAATCGTCTGGCGTCGGCTGCTTCGGTTCATGTTTCTTTTCCGGCTCGACAACCGGCACCCGCTCCGCTTCCTCAGTCATCGCCTTGTATGCCGCTCGAACCCGTTCAGCTTCGGCTTCGACGCCGCGCTTGCCCTGCTCAAGATCACGGAAATCGTGAGTGGCCTGCGTCAGGATCTCATGCGCCTTCAACTCTCGATCGGTGTCGCCTGCGTCCTTAGCTGCCTTGAACTCCGCTCGCGCCGCGTTCATCTGGCTTTTGGTCGATGCGATGGTGGCGTCGATTGCCTGTGCGTCGGACTGCACTTTGGCCCAATGAGCCCGAAGCGCAACCTGACGGCCTTCGGCAGATTCCCCCTCCGCTTTCAGGCGAGCAGCACGTTCTGCATTGGCCGTTGCTTCTGCCTCGACACGGGCACGGGATGCTTCGTCTCGCTCTCGCGTCAGTGTGTTGAGCCGGTCATCCACTGCCTTGTCAGGCGATGCGTCCGGGGCAGCCACTGCCTTGGCCGGCTTCGGCTCGGCTTTTGGCTTTTCCCGTGCCACCACCATCGGCAGTCCATCGACATCGATCTCCATGTCGATGTCGTCGGGAATATCGACGTCAATGATGTATTCCTGTTCTTCGCGTGTCATGTGTTTCCCCTTGCCACTCGATCAGTACAGGTCTTCCGGGTCCGGCACGATCATCCGGATCAGCGAACTGTCGATTAGTCGGCACGAAATCTGCCTGATGCCGAGTTCACGCGTGTCGGACGTGTGAAACATCACAAATTCACCGACCTGCGGCACCCGCCCCTTGTATTCGTACGGCCCGTCGAACTTGAACGCCTGCTCGCCCATCTTGAGCACGAGGCCGATGGTGCCCTGCCAACGGTCTTCGTCCTTGGTCTTGTCGGGAAGAATAATACCGCCGCGCGTCTTTTCCGGCTTGACGTAGGTCGCAACCAGAACTCCGCTGCCCAGCACGTCGAACTTCGACAGATCACCAAGCTCCTTCATCACTGCCGACTTGAAGTCGTCGGCCTGCGACATCTCTACGATCTTCAGTTTCATGCGATTTCTGCCCCTTGCGTAACAGTTCCAAACAGTTTCATGTCCCCCTCACCGATCACAACTTTCCCTTTGTGGAGGCCGCGATCGGCCAAGCACGCTTCACGATCCGCTCTTTCCTTCGCCTGATATGCGACCACTTCTGCGGTCGGCTTCTGCATCAGGATCAATCCGGTTTCTTCGATGGCATGACCGAGCGTCGATGACGGCGCACCGGGATGCTCGGCGGGCGCGACAAACGTCCATCCGTTGTCGAGACGAGCTTGAAGGTTCTCCGGGTCTGGCACACCAAGCAGTGCGGTTCGAACCCACTGATAGGTAGTGCCGTCCGGCGCGACTATCTTGAATGGGTCGATCGACGGTGCGGCGACGGCATCGAGCGCCATCTTCGGCAGCACAGCGACGACGGAAAAGCCCAACAGCGCCGACAGGAAACCACGACGGGTCGGTTGCATGCTCAGTTCCTCTCAATCGGTGTACGGTTGCGTCCGACCAATTCGTCTTCGACTTCTTCCAATAGGCTCAGCACATCGCCTATCGCGCGCATGTAGCCTACCGCCTCGCAATAGTTCTGCGCCGTAGCGAATGCATCAGACGCCACCCGTGCATTGCCGGACGCCAGCGCAGCGGCATTGATGTCGCGTCGTTCGTTGAGTTTCTTTTCGAGAATGCGCAGCGCCCGCGATTCGAATGGGCTGATCTGTGTCATGGAGCGGCCTTGGCCAGACTGCACGTCACTAGATCGGTAGTGAGAACAGGACCGTGCGAAAACCGCGAGTTGATCCCGCATTCGCCGACGCTGGCGCGTTGGTTCAGTCGACGCCAGTTGACGCAATCTTCGCATCTGACGACGATCGACTGCGGCACCGGCAGCGCGACTGGCACCACAGTCGGATGACTGATCGGCAACGGGGGCTCCGTCGTAATGCCCCCGTCTTCCACGTCTACCGGTTTTGGCTGTTTGGCCATCATTCCCCCTTCCATGCTGACGTGCTGTTCTTACTTGCCGTACGCCCTCATCTTGGCGAGGCGTCCCATGCCGCTGCCTGCACCTTCCTTGATGTGCGGCACGCGGCCACCATTGGCGCGCATCGGCGGTGCACTGGGAGGCGGACCCATGTCGGGCGGCGGCGGACCGCCCGGACCACCCATCGGCGGCAGCGGTGGGGGCGCACCCTTGTCGCCGGCCGGCTGCTGCATGATGATGACGTTGACGTTGGTGCCCTTCTTGTCCTTGCCCTTCATTTTGCCACGGCCGGGCTTGGCGAGATTGCCCTTCGACGGGGCACCGTCGACATCACCCATATCCATCACGGCACCACCTGATGCGTACTTGCGTGGCGCATCTTCGGCGCCGTGCGCTGCCTTGAGACTGCCCTGTGCTCCAAGCTTATGGAGTTTGGCCGACATCGCCTTTTTGGCGGCATCGCGGATGCTGCTGCTCATCTGGACTTGATCTCCTTGGATCAATTGGGAAGGGCGGAACGGGGGAAACGCTCTAGGTACTGTGTCAACGCATCGGTGAGGCGCAACGCTTGTTCTTCTTGCGGGGTGACATCAGGATCGACGCCAACCGCGCCGCCGTCGGCATGCCCGCTGACTGCCGGATCAAGGAACGCCGACATCTGCTGCAGTTGCTCGTCGACCAGCGCATCAGATTCTGGATGCACGCCGACTACGGAAGCGATTTTCATCGCCTCGACTGCCTCGCGTGAGTGGCGGTCGGCCTTGGCGTTGTGCGCATCGACCGCCATTTTCTGGCCGGCCTGCTCGATCTGCATGTGCTTGAGATCGAGCGCTCTAGCCTGCAGCGGATCGACCTGCTGTTGTTCTGCCGGCTTATTGGCGTTGAAATGCGCAATTGCGAGTTTGGCGGTCTCGATCTGCTCTTTCGAATTGATCGCCTTGTCCTTGGCGGCCGCGTCGAGTTGCGCTTTCTGCTCCATCACCGCAACCTTGCGGCCTTCCAGTGCCAGTTGCGCCATGACGACAGGATCGGGCTGCGGCGCGTTCTGCGGTGCGAAGTCGGCCTCGATATCGTCGATCTTGACCATGCCGGCCCAGCGTTTGATCACTTTCTGCATGTTGAATACGCCGGGCAGCGCCATGGCCGTTTGCAGGTATGTTGTGGCCTTTGCCAGCCGATGCATGTGCGACGGCACATTGGGGTCCGACGCCGGCACCAGATCGCAGTTCTCGATTGCGGCTAGGAATTTCGCTCGCCGCGCCACGGCATCATTGCCCATGGCTGGACGCTTGTTGCCGCGCCACAGGGCATCCGGGTCTTCGCGGAACAACTCCTTCAGCAGTGCGAATTCTTCGCGTTGTGCCGCATAGAGCGCCTTGTGCACGCCACCTTCGATGCGGGTCGACTGGTCGATCGCCGCGAGAACAGAACCGACTGGGGCATTGGCGACACCCTCGCCTGTTGGACCCTCTGCCGTGCCGCCGTAGCGCGATGCGTTTTCACGGGTCTGCTGCATCAGCGCAACGACAGCGGTCGACACGTCTTTGTAGGGGAGCGGCATCACGGCATTGTTGATATTGCCGCCGACCGCCGACACGTCGATTGGAGCGCCACCGCCAGGGGGAACCCGGAACTCGTTCTGAAGTTGTCGACCCATCGGCTTAGCGAACAGGAAGCCGGGGAAGTTGGCGAACATGCCGGCGTCGATGCACTCACGCAGCATGGCGGTCAGTGCCATGGTGTAATTGCCTAGACGATGCAGAAGCCCGGTGCCGTAAAAGCCGATGCCGGTTGCGTAGGGGAACAGCACGAACGGGATCTTGGCGACCGGGAGTTTATCTTCTTCGCCTTTTTCCGGTTGCTTCCAGTTCCGGCGCACTTCGAGGATAGTGCGGCTGTCCTTGTCGATCGTTACCCGGTATGGCAATGCGAGCCCGGACGGCTCGCCATCCATCTTGTGCTCGAAGCCTTCGATGTCGAGTTCGCAATAGCATTCGTAGATCGTGTAATCCTGATCTTCCTCACGCTGCGGGCGCGGGTTCATGCCGACAACATCGGCTTCGGCCGTCTTGAGCACGCTTGGGGTCGGCGTCGGCGCGGACAATGGGACATCGCGATAGACGCCAAGTATCTGCATCCGCTTCATCACCGTCTGCCGCATATTGATCTGGTGAGTAATGCGGCCGGCGTTGTGCAGATCGGTGACGTTGGACGGAACGATCAGGTCGGCGCCGTCGACCGATTCGGACACAGGGCGATTGCGTACCGGGCAGCGATAGACCTTCTTAAACATGCCAGACGCATACCCGGTCCACCACAGCATTTTGCGGGTATCAGGATAGTATTCTTTCGCAGTGTTGGGGCCGGCGCCAGTCAAGTAGTAGTTGAAATCCTTTTCCAGTGACTGAGCGAGATCGTCTGTCGCAGTATTTTCAGCGCCATAGTTGACGATTTTGCACGGCCCTTCGGCAGGGCACAACTCAGCGAATGCGTTGGCCTGGAACCTGTCGCATGCTTCGGCCAGCAGCCCATCACGGACGGTCGACTGCCCCGGCACTGCGGTCGAACTGGACCCGACGTTGCCGGCGCCCGGCTTTTCGATCTTTTGACCCAACAGTTCGAGACCATCGGAACGCTGTTGAATCCATTCGTTGCGGTCGGTCTCGTCCTGCGAGATTGCCTCAAGCAGATCGGCCGATATTTTTGACAAAGCAGTCGGGCTGATCTTTTCTGCAATGTTGGCGTCGAACTTGTCGTTGTTTTCTGGCTTGGGTCGTTGCGGATTGAGGTCGATCGTGACCGATCCATCTTCGTGCGGGATCTCGATAACGCCTGGATCATCCATGTTCATCGGCGGCAAAGAACCATCGGCCATGAGCATGACTTCATATTCGCCGTTCGCCACCTCGTTGGTGTCGATTGCGTCATCGCGTTTCTTGCGTGGTGACTTGGCCATTGGGCGTGGATGATCCGAAGCGGGGGCAAACGGAAAAAGGCGCCACCGTTTTCAGGTAGCGCCCTCGTGGGGGACGGGGAAAGTTCGTGCGCGTCAGGCGGCTTCGCACTCATCGCGGCCAAGAGCATTCATGGCATGATGAGAGTTGAACTGGCCGCCAGCAACACTGTTCACGGCATTAGCGCTCATGATTGCCATGCCGCCCAATCCCGCATTGGTGTTCAACTGCGTACCGGTCCCACTGGAATTGCACCACACAGTGACCGGCGTCAGCCCCCAATACGGGCGATAGCGCTCAACGTACACGGGGTACGTCACTGGGCGACCATCAATCTCCTTGACGCGATCCCGAATGCGCGCCCATTGGGTCGCGGTTGGCGGCGTTTCACCAAGCGCCTCGGCGAAGCCATCGAACCAAGCCTTGAATTCGCTTTGCGTCATTGTTCATCCCCCAAACATCTAGTTCAGCATCAGCAAGACGGTCAGCGTCATCAGGGTCCATCAGCTCGCCATCCCCTCTTGCTTGAGTTTAGATACATCAAGTGGTGTTCCGGTCTGTGCGCCGATGATTTCACCGCAGCCACGATCCCAACCATCATCAACGGCTTCACCGCATTTGGCTCGCCACATCGACTGGCGTAGATCATCGAAACTGGTAACCAGCTTCGCAACGTAATAGTCGTCACGCAGCGCTACCGTAGTGACCGCGAACCCCAACTCAAGATCACCTTCTTTGCAAGTGATCACCAGAGCGCCCATGTTGGCGTCGAACTTGATCGACGTTGCCGGCATATAGGCTTCAAATGGATCGGCCATCAGTTCACCCTCGCCTCTGGTGCTTCACCACCAGCACCATTCGCGACGTGCTGGACCGGCAACGTGCGAGTAAACTGTGCCATGCGCTCCAGATACGCCATGCAGACGTTGGGGTCGACCTTCGCTGCATGTTGCGACAGGTAGGCGTTGAGTTCGTGACACATGCGCTGGACTGCACCGATAATGTCGCCGGGCACGAGGTCGAGTGTGTTTTTCGTCTCTTCAGACATTCAGAATAATTCCCCTAGTTCAAAGCGGGACGACGAATTCGCCCCGACATCCATCACAACGCAACAGATCATGATCGTCAGTGCTGGACTCGATAGCCGTCAATGGCACCCTCATTCCCTTGCGCAACCAACAGTGCGGACACTGGTATTTGTTGCCGATCTTCGGGACGAAGCTGATTACGCGCGCTCTGGCTTCCATCTGGTCTGGCATCGACCGTGCGAGCCATCCGGCCTCTTGTTGTAGCGCCTTGTCTGCATCCATGGGTCAGTACAGCGGTTTGTTCGATGGGACATGACGGGCAGCCAGTTCCTCGTGCAGAACCCGCTCTTCTGGACGGACCAGCAATCCGATCTCTCGAATGTGTTTCAGAGCCATCGACGTCGAATCCGTCAAATCCTTGTATCTGCCCTTTGGGAACGACGACACTTCGTCGATCACCATCTCTGACCACTCGCGCTCTGGAGCATGAACAAGGCCAGCGCTGAATATGCTTTGGACCGCGTATGCTCGCGCCACCTTGTCACCTTCTGGAGTGACCGTCTTGATGCCCCAGCCTTCGTTGCCGTTGAGACGACGGAGTTCTTGGGCGACAGATATGCCGGATGCCTTGCCTTCGATGATCAGTTCATTGACGCTAAATCGACGACACGAATGCGCCAGCCACTCACACAGACCCCACTTCGATTGCGTGCGCATCCGCCAATCGTCATAGGTCTCATTCGGCCAGCGATCGGCGTTGTTATGGCCAGTAGCGATGAACGACGCCCATGGCTCTGCAATCGCCGATATCAACGGCTCTTGATGGTCGCGCCCTTCTTTTTCGGCGCGGCGTTTCTGAGCCCATGCTGCCTTTGCCCACGCGTCCACCTGTTTCTTGCGGTAGTCCGGTGTGCTGTCTTCCACCCATCGCGACGGAATGTGCAGCTCAAGCCGCTTCCGCCATGCATCCATCAGGATGATATTTGGCTGGCCTTGGATTTCGAACAGTCCCCAGCACGTAAAGCCGGTTGGATCGTTGCTTTCCTTTTCGGTGTAAGCCGTGTCGGCTGACGCCCACCGGTAATAGCATTTTGGGTACGTCGGCTCGTCCCACAGTTGCCACCACTCGCGCTTGATGATGCCGCCACCACGTGGCGATGGCGCCTGCTGATATTGAGCAGAAAAGGCGTATGGACCTAGCGTCGTCTTAAGTTTGTTGACCACCGAAAGGGGGAACCGCTCTGGCCAAGCCAGTTCGCCGTCTTCAGTGCGAGGGTCTTCCCATCCGATCGCCGTCTTGCAGTGCCTTGAACTGTCGTACAACATAGGGATATTAAGGTGAACATAGTCACCGTCGTTCAACATCGCGGCCGACGCGTCTTCCTCGTGAACCCGCTGGCCGATGCCAATAATCACATCCTTCGCCATGTCGTTGAGACGATTCGACATGCCTTCCCGAACCCAACGCACGGTCTCACTTCGAACCGCATCGGACTCACTGCTCTTGACCGAGTGAAGGTCGTCGCAATTGTGAACTAGAAATCCGCTGGCGAAGTAGTTGTGGTGCGGGCCAACTCTGACATTGAAAACAGCGTCCTCCCATCCGACTTTTTTAACAGAGCGGACAGTTCGCGTTGCCACTTCGCGCGTTGCGATTTCCGGCCGCAACGGGATATCGCTCCCGGACCAGACCAACTGTTCCCCACCTTTGAGGCTATCGGCTCTGGCATAACCA